TATAATGAATGTGATGTATTTGTATCCCCTACTAGATCAGATGCATTTAATATTCCTTGCCTTGAAGCAATGGCATGCGGAAAGCCGGTCATTACCACTGATTTTGGTGGTCAAACAGACTTCTGCAGCGAAGAAACAGGCTGGATAATCAGCGGTAAACTAACAGAAGTAAAGCATGAAGTAGAATACGAAGGAATCAAATGGCTGACCCCCAATTTAGAAGAACTCAAGAAAGCCATGAGAGAAGCATATGAAACAAAAAACAACGAATTAGGTAACTTAGATAGAAAATCCAAAAAAGCCCTTGAAATTGCCAGACAATTTACTTGGGACAACACAGCTAAACAAATAGTAAAGTTTATATAGTTTAATTAATTGTTTAATTAATGGGTAAAAGAGTAAATCCAAGAGAAAGAATAACTCAGCGAACAGTGGGCGTTAAAAACCGCCAAGCAGACTTTCTTAATTGGGCACTTGAAAACAAGCCAACTTTCGACTTTAATCGGCTTGTAAGAGATAAATTAGATGAGCAAATAGATTTACTTGCTCCGGAATTTTTAGAAGATGAAAAGAAAATTGAATGATCAAGAAAGAGAACTATGTGAGAAAGGCATAAAACTGAGAACCAGCAGGATCAAGAACTACAAACAGGAACTTGCATACACTGAAGATACTCTGAAATTTCATGAAAAATGGAACGACTATTTGAAAGAAAAAAAGATCGAAGATCACAACAAGAAAATGGAATTATTAAAAAAGACAAATAAATTTTTGAGAGATCAAATAATATCGGAATCAAAAGCACTCAAAACAGAAAAAAACCAATTAACTGAAGGAATAGAAATAAAGAAACCATCAGGAGTAAATTAAATAGGAGGAAAAATGCCAGACGTAGACACCCAAATGTTCAGAAGACCAAATGAGACAGACAGACAGAAATTTGACATAGACCTAAACAAGCCGAGAACCCAGAAAACCGCAAGGGAAAAATTCGAAAACGAACTATCCAAACAGGAAATAGAGGCATCCAAACAGGGGCTTCCATTCGCAAGGCAAGTGGCCAGAGACGAATTTAACCAAGCGATCAAAGAGCAAGTAGACAAGCAAATGAGGGAATTCGGCAGAATAGAGAACCCAGACCAAATCAAAAAGCCCAAGGTTGACTGGAAAAGATATTCCGATCTCAAAAACTTTGAACTGATCGAGGAAGGAGAGACTTATGACTCAGATGCAACCAAAGTTAATCCAGGCTTGAGAGTATCAAACAAAAAGAAAGTCTATAAATTTAAAGGATACGGATTCAAATATACAGTGATGGAAGACGGACCAAGCGCTCTTAGAAGAGCTCAAGAATCGACATGGACAGCCAAAAAAGAATTCGACAAAAAATCATAGTCAATTGACTGAGGGTTTAGCTAACCCAATAGCCACAGGTCAAATTGCGTAAGTCCTGCACCAAGAAGTGAACTCAGAAGTCTTCGGACAGATGAGAGGGAGCCTGTGGACATTAAATTCGGAGAAAAAATGATAAACATACCATTCATAATATTATCAATGCTTACAGTATGGGGAATTGGATTCCATATGGCTAAACATGGCCAAAGAAGAAAAGAGAAATATAATGGATGGAATAGTCTGATAGCGGGATTAATCGAAATTGCTTTAATTGTTTGGGCAATCAAATGGGGGTTCTAATGGAAATAGAAAATATTCCTATAAAATATAAAAAAGGAATGAATCCAAATAGTCGCAATGGTTTTAAGAAAGGACATAAGCCTTTCGTTGATTGGAATGGTAGAAAGCATAAACCAGAAAGCAGATTAAAACAAAGACTAGCTAAACTAGGAAAACCCTCAAAAAAATTAAATAAAGGAAAAGGATGGATTGGTTCTACAGGATACAAAACCAAACAGTTAAATAAAAAACCAATTCTTGAACATCATTTAATTTGGTTAAAATATAATAAAAAATCTAAAATTCCAGAAGGATATGTAATACATCACATAGATAGAAATAAACAGAATAATTCTATTGAAAATTTACAATTAATGACTAAATCAAAGCATACAAAACTTCATAATGAGTTCAGAAAAATTAAAAATTGAATATATTCCCATCAGTGAAATAGTTCCTTATAGTAAGAACCCGAGAAAAAATGAGAAGGCTGTTGAAATTGTAAGTAAAAGTATTTCTACTTATGGATTTAAAGTACCAATAATTCTAGACAAAGACAACATAATAATAGCAGGCCATACAAGACTTCAAGCAGCCAAAAAATTAGGATTACAAGAAGTCCCGATAATTAGAGCCGATGAATTAAGCGAAAAGCAGATTAAAGCATTTAGAATTATGGAAAATAAATCCCAAGAATATTCAGATTGGGACGAAGACAAACTAATAGAAGAATTAACAGACCTAGAAAAGATGGATGAAGACATTTTAGATCTAACTGGATTCAATTTTGATGAATTAAATTATTTATTAGATATTAAAAACCTTCAAACAGAAACAATCTTCGCAGAAGGAGCAGAAGATAAAATAGAATTAGAAAACAAACACAACATCAAAGAAGGAGACATTGTAGTAATAGATGAAAAACATAAAATAATCTGTGGAGATTCAAGTGATCCAGAAGTAATCCACAAACTATGTGGAGATAATAAAATAGATTTAATAATCACTTCCCCACCATATAACCTAAACATCTCATACGGAAAATACAGCGACAACAAAGAACTAAAAGATTACTTAAGAATGATCGAGCAAGTATTCCTAAATTTAAAAGATTTCATGAACAAAGGAAGATTTGCATGTATTAACATAGGCAGAGAATGGGGCCCAATCAACCTACCAGCAGAGTATGATCAATTAATGAAAGCCAATGATTATGTGTTTTTTAGAAATATTTATTGGTCAAAACCAACAGGCAGTGCAAGAGCCACAATAACAAATAGAAACCCCTTTCCAAGATATTATATTCCGAAAGTAAGTACAGAATTAATACAAATCTATTCAAACGAAGAAGAACCTAAAGTATTTGATTCAATGATAACATATAAATTCGGCGAAGAGTTAAGTGATAAAAAACGAAGAGAGGAAAAAATACCAAAAATCTTACTAAGTAAATACTCTGGAAACGTATGGGAAATGCACACAGAAACTCAATTAAGCGGAAAACATCCAGCGCCATTTCCGACTCAATTACCATTTAACTGCATAAGATTTTTTAGTTTTCAAGATGAAAAAGTAATAGATCCCTTCTTAGGGAGTGGAACTAGTTTAATAGCAGCAGACCAACTAAATAGAATAGGCCTAGGAATAGACATCGATCCAGCATATGTGAGTATAGCAATCGAAAGATACAAGTTATACAAGCCTGGTGCTAAGATACGGATCGAGAAGAATAACGCACCAGAAGGGCCCAAAACAAGCCAAAATGAAGATAAATAAGGGAGATCTATTCATTTTAGGCAAACACAGACTAATGTGTGGAGATTCTTTAAGTTTAATTAGTGTGCAAAAGCTACTAAACAAGAAGCAAGCTAATATGTTATTCACTGACCCGCCTTATAACATAAACTATGATCGCGAGAATCACTCATGGAAACATGATTATAAATCTAAAATTGAAAATTTTCAGGATAGTAATTTTGATATAATCAAATTCTTAAATTTATTAAAAGCAGGAATTGTGGGAGGAGCTTGTTATGTATGTTGTGGAACTAACCAAATAGGAAAAATATATGAATGGTGTGTAAAAAATATAAAACAACAACCCAGACAATTGATTTGGTATAAAAATAATATGAGTATTAGCAGATCAGATTATCATAGAAGATATGAATCATGCATGTATTTCTGGTTTAAAGGAAAAAAATTTTTAGGACCGAGAAATGGATCTAATCAAGATGTTTGGTTTATTAAAAATAGAGTAGTAAGTACATACATTCATCCAACACAGAAACCAGTAAGATTAATAATGAAAGCAATAACAAACAGCTCAGACAAAGGAGACATAGTATTAGATTTATTTGGAGGATCAGGCACAACATTAATAGCATCTGAAAAAACAGACAGAATATGCTATATGATGGAATTAGATCCAAAATACATAGAAAAGATCATCAATCGATGGGAGCAATTAACTAAACTAAAAGCGAGAAAAATATGAATTATAATAGACTTAAATTAAAAAGAACAGAAGCATTAAATCTTTACTTGAGAGGAAAATCAAGAGATGAAATAGCAAGAAGATTTAAAGTATCAGATAGAACAATTGATAGATGGGCAAGAATAGGAAAATGGAAACAAACATTAGACGAAATCAATCAAAAAGCAGTCGAAGGGATAAGTATGGATGTCGCTAAAGAAAAAGAAAGAACACTCAAATTAATTAAAGCAACAGAAGCAAAATATGCTGAACAACTTCAAAATAATTTAATAGAAGTAAATGCAGGAAATTTCGCACAATTACAACGAGTCAAGTGGGAAATCCTTATGCCCAAAACAATCAGCCAATACAACTTTATGAAAAAAGAGCAAAATGTAGTTTTAACTTCAGAAGAAATAAATAAGCTCATGGAAGTATTATAATGGATGAATTAAAAAAAAAATTATACAGAATCCAATAGCATTATTTACAGTCTTATTTGACAAACCATTTGAATATCAAAAAAAACTTTTACTTTCTAAAACTCAAAGAATAGCGTTTAGATCTGCCAGACAAATAGGCAAGACAACCTGTATTTCTGGGGTGGCCCTTCACCATTTATTAAACAAAGATGATTCTTTAGTTTTATGCATTGCCCCATCTGAAAGACAATCAGGACATATTTTTGAGAGAGTCCGACGAGCAATACATCATCCTCTTATATCTAATTTGGTAATAAGATCAACAACAGAAGAAGTCTGGTTTTCAAATGGGTCAAAAATAGTCATGTTGCCAGGAAACAATCCTAAAACGATCACAGGATTTAGTCCAACTTTATTGATAATTGACGAAGCAGCCGAATTAAAGGAAGAAAGCTTTGTAGAGATATTGCCCAGCTTGAGATTCACAAAAGGAAGACTTATAATGATATCTACCCCACATGGCAAATCTGGAAGATTTTGGGAGCAGTTTCAAGACCCAGAAGTGGAAAAATACCATGTTAGAGCAATTGATTGCCCTGTCAATACAAAAAATGAACTCCAAAAAGAGAAAAATCGAATGACTGAAATGGAATACTTGAGAATGATTGAGGGAGAATTTGTGGAGGCGATGGACACTTATTTTGAGAGGGAATTAGTATTAAATTGTCTATCTGATTATCCCCAACTAAACAATGCAAGCGGAAAGCATTGTGATTATTATTTGGGAATCGATTGCGCAAGATACGGCCTTGATGAAACAGTTTACATAGTTTTGGAGATAAATCATCTTGGAGAAAAGCATGTAGTTAAGATAATTTCTACAAGCAAAAGGCCCTTAACAGACATAATCGGGCGAGTCAAAGACCTGCACGAAAAGTTCAATTTTAAAGGGATTTACATAGATTCAAGCGGATTAGGAGGAGGAGCAGTCGATAGTCTAATCAGTGCAGGATTGCCAATCAAGAACATACAAAAACAAGAACATGCAGATTCTGTTCAGTTTACACTCGTAAACAAGGAGGAAATATACAAAAATCTTAAATTGATGATGGAAAAGGGCGAATTAAACTACCCAAAAAACGACAAACTAATCCAACAACTTTGCGACTTACAATATGAATTCACAGAAGCAGGCCATTTAAAGTTACATCATCCTGAGCGTGGACACGACGATTTTCCAGATGCCTTGGCTTTAGCATGTGCAGGCTTAATCAAGCCAACTTATGAACC